GATCATCAACGGCGCAAAGGCTGAGATGATGTACCGAATCGCCCGTAAGGAGAAGCCGTCGATACCTTTTTTCGATGCCGATGGCAAATAATTTTGCAGATTCGAAATGATTTTCTACCTTTGCTGTCGCGAGATCGATACCTTTGGTATCAACAAAGAACATATCTAACGCTTTATAAAGCGTTGTCCCTTGTCCACTTTCGGTTATACCGAGGGTGTCGGTCTCGCAAACTTGACTGGGGCAACGCCTTTTTTATTGCCCTTTACATATTAATTTAAACTTTTAACTGACAATGCGAGACCAAGTTAAAAGTGGTACCCGGGTAAATAATACCCAGACCACACCGCGCGCAAAGAAAAGCCGCACCGTATTCTATCGTTGCCACCTCAAGGCAACACGACCGATGTTCTCTTCGGACAAAGTCGATTACACTGATGTTATCCGCGCTGCCTGCGAGGAACACGCCCTTGGCTGTTTCCTGGCTCGGTTCCGCATTATGTATCCGGCCTATACTGTCGTTGTCGGCACCATACTCGTAAGCCGGGTATTCCCTCCCAAAGTCAAACATTAATCCGATGAATCATGGAGAATGAAATCCAGCTTATCGGGGGCGTGAGACGCACCGACAAGCAACTGCTATGCGCCATCATCTGGCGGGCGTGGCACCGCACCAAGCGTCGCATTTCGCGCAGAATCAGCCTTTGGAATTATGTTTCCTACAACCGCATGAGAGGGAGGAATGTGATATGACGACTATAAAAAATATCGCTGAAAATTTGGCGATTCGAAAGAATTGCGTAACTTTGTATTGCCAAGAAGTGATCGACAGATCACAAGACATACAAAATTACGCGATAAGGCGTGTCCCTGTGTTACTGATCTTCGGGTCGGTCACTTCTTGGCAGAAAAAGGGGGCGCGCCTTTCTTTTTCGTACATACCAACTAACTTGTTTAACACACAATGCCAAGAAGTGAAACAAGTGGTCAGACCCCGAAGCATAGTAAGGGTGCCACGTCTGCACGTTTCTACACGTGTACCATCAAGGCCCATCGGCCTTTATTCTCATCCGACAAAGTCGAATACACGAACGTCGTGCGAGCGACGACACCCGAGAACGCTATCGGGCGGTTCATCGTGCTGTTCAAGGCTTTGTATCCCTCCTACACCGCCGTCATGGGCGACATCAAATGCTTTAAAACATATTGAATCATGGCACATTTAGTCACTATCATGGTAATTATTGTGCCGATAGTTATCACCTTTGGCTGGGTGTTCTCGGATCAGCACCGCACAAAACGTGTCGCCAACTTGTTGGGTCAAATCTTTGAGGAACCATGAATACGCAATACCACACCACGACAACTTCCCCGGTTCTTCCGGCATCGGAGGAGCTGGTAGACATCCCGAGCGAATATATTACGGGCAACGTCAAAAAGCGTCCGACACTTAACGAATTCACATTGTCTGACAAGTCGATGAAGCTGCTCTTCAAAATGTTCGCCGCTTTTTTCGAACATAAGACACCCGGAGATGCCCAAGATTCAGATCGAGGCCAGTATTATACCTACGGGGATGTCGACGGATTCACTTTCGAAGTGGACTGGGGTGTATTTCACATCACCGTGGAGCGTCGTTACCTATGGGACGATCTGTTGAGCGCCCCCGATGAGGGGTTCACGGTTACAGAAGTATGGGACACGATCTATGATTGTTCCCGTCCGTGCCTGGCAAAACGAATGAACGATTACGCAAAACGAAACAACTTATAATATCATGAAAACACGTATCGAGGTCAGAAGCCGTGCTACTGGCAAGCTGATCCCCAGCCATGAGGAGAACCGCCGTATGACGGCCAAAGAAATCGAGAAAGCCAAACGAGATTGTATGCGTAATCTCGATCCTTCGAAAGTCACATCACCGGAAGTAACCTATATCGAAGACTAAGCCATGAAAGAGTTAATCGCCATCCAATCGGAATTGAAAGTCCCCAAAGGGCAGTATAACAGCTTCGGAAAATACAAATATCGAAGCTGCGAGGATATTCTCGAAGCGGTCAAACCGATACTCAAGGCGCACGAATGCGTCCTGAACCTGTGCGACGACATCGTCGCCGTCGGGGACCGCTACTACGTGAAGGCCACGGTGCGCATCACGAACGCCGCCGGAGAGGTCGATACGGCAACGGCCTTTGCCCGCGAGGACCTCGACAAGAAGGGTATGGACGGGTCGCAGATAACGGGTACAGCATCCAGTTATGCCCGCAAATATGCCCTTAACGGATTGTTCTGCATCGACGATACGAAAGATGCGGACACGGACGAGCGGCACACGGAGAACGCCAACCGGGCGGCGGCACAAAGTACCAAAACAGCACAACCGTCCACGGTCCCGGCAACTGCTCCGGCCCGCAAGCGCATCACTATGGAACACCTGGACAACCCCATTGCCTGCGATCAGCTGATAAAATGGATGTATGGATTTCTCACTACGGCCAACTATGCCGCGGATTTCGACGCTGGAGCGCGATTGCTGAAATCATACGATGCCGATGCGGAAGTCGTCGATCGCTTCTCGGCGCTCTTTGAATCATACCGTCAGGCTCGGAAAAATGCGAAGTGATATGGAGACACAGGCAACATTGATTCGGGAAACGGCGTCTGCCTCCGAGCTGGCCGCCCGGGCTATCTCCTCGGTTGTAAACGGGGAGGTAGACCCGATCACGGCCCATATCAACATCAGCCGTATGGAAAAGGCCATAGCCCTCTACAAGGATAACGTTGATGTGCGAGACATCACGCTGCAGGAGTTATCTAAATACGGCAAGAAACAGACGTTCGGCGACTGTGTGCTGGAAGAGTGCGAATCCGGCGTCAAATACGATTATTCGATGTGCGGCGATAGCAAGCTGGCGGATATGTACGCCACGCTGGAAGCCCTGAAAGCCGACATCAAAGAACGGGAAACGATGTTGAAGCACATACCGTCATCTGGGGTTGCGGACCCCGATACTGGCGTGGTGATGTTCCCGCCGGCTCGGAGCAGCAAAACAGTAATTAAGACAACTTTCAAAAAACAATAGGAATAATGGCAGAACTTATCAATGTGTCGTTGTGTGTCAGCGACATTCCCAGGGACAAGATTTTCGTTGCTGAAAACGGCAAGAAGTACATTTCTATTTGTGTTTCGGAACTCCGCGAGGCTGATCAGTACGAGAACACGCACTGTGTGTTCATGCGTCAGTCCAAGGAGGAGCGCGAGCGCAAGGACAAACGAGTGTATGTAGGCCGGGGTAAGTCAGTGGTATTTCGCCCGGCGGAGCCGACGCCCGATCAAGTTGCGGATTTGCCGGTCGCCGAGAACGTGGATGACCTCCCTTTCTGATGTAGTGCCGTATGGTTTACGATCTGAACACCGACATCGACCGGGAGCGCTTCAAGCGACGTGCAAACGCCCTTATGGCGCGACGGGCCGTTGTCGAGTGTTCGGAGCGTAAGCCCAGGCGGTCATCGCCCCAAAACAGATATTTGCACGCCTTACTCGGCGAATTCGCAATGCAGACAGGGTGCACACTGTCGTACGTGAAAACGGAGTATTTCAAGAGGTTTTGCAATCCGGAGTTGTTCGTGCGTGTCGAGTTCGACGAACTGATGCACAAAGAGATTGAAAGGCTCCGCTCGAGCCGGGACCTCGACACCGGAGAGATGACAACGGCAATAGAGCGTTTCCGCAACTGGGCGGCCGCGGAGGCCGGAATAGACCTGCCAGCGCCTGACGAGGCGGAGTGGATAGGCTTCATCGAAAGGGAGATGCAACACCAGCAAATATGGTTATGATATGGCAAGAATACGAACTATAAAGCCACAATTTTGGGATGACGCGAAAATAGGCCGAATCCCTCGTGACGCCCGTCTGCTATATATAGGTCTTTGGACCTTTGCGGACGATTTGGGTGTGGTGGTCGCCGATCCCGTTTGGCTAAAATCAAAAATATTTCCTTACGACAGAATACAGATCCAACAACTGGAGGCGTGGTTAGGGTTGCTCGAGAAGACCGGTTTTATTAGTCTTCTCTCCGTCAAATCGGAGAGTTTCTATTATCTTCCTACTTTCTCCCGTCACCAAATAATCAATCGACCTAATTTGGACGATGTAAACATCGATAAGAAGCTATTAGACAATATTTTAGCTAAATTCACTGATCAATCAGTGATCAATCATGGATCAATCAGTGATCAATCAGTGACTATAATAGGAGAGGAAAAGGATAGGGATAGGGATAGTAGTACCCCCTATAATCCCCCTAAGGGGGAAATCGGCTCTCCGGACTCTGACGATGAATCCGTAAAAAACAGACCAAAGAAAAAGAAAAGTTGCGGCAAAAGAAAAGAGGCTGATTTATCCTTCGTCGAACCTTCGTTCCAGCCAGTAATGGCGGAATGGCTTGCTTACAAGTCTGAACGCGGACAGACCTATCGGCAGCAGGGATTAAAGGCTTGTTATTCCAAATTGCGGGAACTTTCAAACGGGGATCCGGACATTGCCCGTAAGATCATCCGACAATCTATGGCAAATAACTGGGCGGGGTTATTCCCGCTGAAAACGACAAATGACTATGGACGAAGTGCAAAGAATCAACCCCCAGGCCCTGATGAGCTCGCTCGGGCCGTCGCCGAGGGAATCTCTCGCGCTCACACTCGCCAAGAGTGGGAGTGAGGAAGTATCCGTACTTGCAGGGCCTCCGGCATCGGCAGCACATATCGCCACGGTGGTGCATAAGCTGTCCGTATGTTTTCCGGATATGTCGAGCGAATTCTTCTCTATCCTTGCCGAGCGCATCGGGAAGACGGGAATGAGCGGGAAGCGGCTGGAATATGCCCTGAACAGGGTGCTGGACACGTTCACGTACAAACGGCTGACGATCGCCGACATCTTGGGCATCGATGTGAAATGTCGGATTCTGACGTATTCCGCGATGTGCAATGAGGTGGCCCGGAACGGCGGCAGCACGGACGATTATGCTCCGATACGCATTAGCGGGGCCGAGAAGCCCGGATGGGTGCTCAAAGGAGACAAGGCGCGGTATAATATCCCGGGCGAGTTATAATAATCACCATGACACGACACATCGAATCACACCTGCAACGAATGTGCGTCAGCTGGTTTCGACTCCAATACCCGGACATCGGGAAGCTCCTGTTCGCCGTACCGAACGGCGGCGCCCGGGGCCGCACGGAAGCCGCGATAATGAAAGCCGAGGGCGTAACGGCAGGCGTTACCGACCTTATCCTGCTGCTCGGACGTGGAGGCTTCAACGCCCTATGTATCGAAATGAAGACTCCCGACCGACGTTCCGTCCTATCGGACGCGCAAATCGAATGGCGTTCACTCGCAATCACGAACGGGAACAGACACGTCGTCTGCCGGACGATCGAGGAATTCCAGTCGGAAATACGTTGGTATTTAACCATGTGACACAACAACCATGAACAAAGAGATTAAAATATCGATCAAGAGCCGCTGGACAGGTTCTATCCTTTTCGAGTATTCGAGCGTTGGCAATACGCTTGCCAAAACGGTAACGGAGGCCTTGAAAGGCGGAGCCAACCTGTACGGAGCCAACCTGCGCGGAGCCGTCCTGCGCGGAGCCGACCTGTACGGAGCCGACCTGCGCGAAGCCGACCTGCGCGGAGCCGTCCTGTACGGAGCCGACCTGCGCGGAGCCAACCTGTACGGAGCCAACCTGCGCGAAGCCGACCTGCGCGGAGCCAACCTGCGCGGAGCCGTCCTGTACGGAGCCAACCTGCGCGAAGCCGACCTGCGCGGAGCCGACCTGTACGGAGCCAACCTGCGCGAAGCCAACCTGTACGGAGCCGACCTGCGCGAAGCCATAGGTACATACATGGCTTGCCCCACCGATGGCAGTTTTATCGGCTGGAAGAAGGCTTCGGAATATATTGTGAAGCTGCAAATCCCGGAGGATGCCCGCCGCAGCTCTGCCGGAGGCGAAAAATGTCGCTGCGACAAAGCCTATGTGGTGGAGATTCAGACCATGATGCGAACTTCGTGTATACGGTCGGCGCTACCGTCGAGGTCTCCGACTTTGACGGTGACCGCTGGAACGAATGCGCTCCGGGTATCCACTTCTTCATCGACCGCCGGGCGGCTGTGGAGTATTAACACGAAAGCCATGAAAGTCATCGCCACCTATTACCGTTCCGAAGTGGCAAAACCAATCCATCAAAGGATTCGGGAACGCGGTAGTGCCGCAGGTGGCATTGCAGATATTCGAAACGATAAATAAGTACGAAAATTATGAAAGATCAGGTAACAAGCATTGAACAGTCACGCCGCCTGCTGGAGCTGGGCGTTCCGGCGGAGAAGGCGAGCATGATATATCAGAGTCATTACACTCAGGGCGTGCCTAAATTATATGCTCAGCCTTACCAACGGAACGGTTACCCGCCAAAAGAAAAAATACGAGAAGATGTTATCCCGGCCTTCACGGTCGCGGACCTGCTGGGGATGTTGCCGAAAAAGATAACGACCAATGGAGGCGCAGTCCATATTTTGCACATTGAGGCCTGTTCGTCCACCAGCCCTTGTTGGTGTTTGTATTGGGGAGATGAAGAGACGCAGGTTGGATGGCAGGATCGAATCTCTTTCTTGCATCTGCTGGAAGACGCTATTGAGTGGCTTGTGTCTAACGGTTACGAGTTGGAGTTATGAGACATGCAGTAGGAATGCCGTTGCGCCTCGTGAATGGCAAATTTATGCGCGGGGATATAGAGGTAAAACCTGAAATCGGCAATCCCGAACAAATCGCGCTTTTGCGGAAGATCGAGCGCGAACGTACACAACGGGAAAAGGATGCCAATGATGGCCGGTTGGATGTCCACATTCGTGTGGAAGATATTAAGTATGAAGTCGTCTGTGAGTTCAGGTGCATTTGCGGAAATGATATTCAGGAGAGGGGCATTAATTATACTGACGATTGGGAAGAATTGGAATACCCTGTTTATGAGGATGGGTCAATCATCTGCGATAAATGCTACCGGGAGTATGAGATTGATGGGTTACATGCAAAGTTGATTAAACGATGAAAACACGCCTACTGAAACGACTGCGGCGGGAGGCTGACAAGAAGTTAGCTCCAATACGCATGATGCATCCGATTCATTTTTCGGAATTTGTTGAATGATGGAATTACCGGATGTATATGGCATACCGAGAGAACTTTATCCTCCGCCGCGTTGCGGAGCTAAAAGGAAAGAGAAAAATGAAGACCAACAGACTAATAAACGAATGTCATTGCTACAACTGCCGAAAATACGAAGAATGCCAAACCAAAGGCGTATTCGACGATGATCCGGGCTTCGACTTCTGCGTGAACTATGAGGATGTGAGCTATCCCGATGACGATAACGATGAAAACGATTGAGCCATGAAAAGCGAGAATGCAAAGGAATACATTACACATGCCACGTGTACGGCACAAGAGTATGCTGAAAGATTCGGAGGGCGCGAGTTGGTCGTGTCAAGATGGGATGTGCCTACCGCTATCGAACTCGCCGAGCAGGATGCCGAGGAGCGGATGCGTGAAAAAGCGATTGAGGCATTCAAGTCCTCCTGCGTATACAAGGATGGTTGTGGTGAGGATAGTTGGGTTTGCGATCCTATACTGTGCGAAGATTTGAGATTGTTCGTCCAAAAACTGAACGAGGAATGAGAAACTTTTTGATTGATGGCATTTGGCAGGGCCCGCCGGATGGATTCGACGTAAAGGAATGGCTCAATGAGATTGTCGCCTATTCGGGTCTTGACGAATACCTTCAACCTACTGGAGTTATTCGTCGGTTTCAGAAGATAGAGCGAGTGCGCCGCAATGGCCGAGGCCGGGGCAAGACCGTCGAAGCTATCGCCGCGGAGATAGACAGGTTGAACAACTTAAAACAAGAATAGAATGAAATTCACGACCCCGTGCTTTAATATCTACATCCAAGTCCGTGTCGAGGATGTGAAAAAGCGGAAAGAACTGATTGGGTGGCTTTTTAACATTGGATATGAGTTATGCGAGGATTTGATAGGCATAGATGGCGATACTCCGGTTGTGATAGCCGCATTCGGTAAGATTGATTTATGGGTGAGAACCCATTGCAAATCCGAAACATGTTTTGACTGTGGCGAAAATATCGAGTTGTTCAAGGCGCTGGCGGCTATGAACGACGAGAATGACAACGAACAGTATTTTGTGACTGAGTTAGCCGGAAGTTCGTATTGTGTGCACAAAAATCGAAATACAAACCTTGATTATTCTCTTGTTTGCCGCAAAGCCACGGTCGAGGAGATTATCGAACATTTCAAAAAGAGGGAGAAATGATACGAGCAAGATTCTATATCAAATTCAAAGATTGCGGTAACGATTATCGGCCAGTTAAATGGCCAATCAAGTATCCGTATTGGTGTACGGGCGAAAGCGTCGACTCTTTCGTTATTGTCGCCTATGCCGAAAATGTCGAGCAAATAAAGGATTTATGGCCGGAGGCTTATATGATCGAATGTGAAGAAGTGAATGAAATAACCTTCACTACAAGATTTCCAAAACCGAAGTGGTACAATTAATATCAATGTAAGCCATGAAAAAGATAATGTTTAACGACCGCTACGGTTTGACACAGGCGGTGATCGAGGGCCGAAAGACCATGACGCGACGGTTGATTCCTGATGAGTTCTTCGGACTTACGTGGGACACAAGGGGCGACACCTTGGTTTATGAAAACGAATACGGGGATTTTATTGATGTCAGGCACTCGAAGTATACCCGCTATAAGGTTGGCGAAGTCGTGGCCGTGGCACAGAGCTATTCGACGATTGCCGCCGGGCATCCGGATGTCTATACGTTTTTGCCCCAGGTGGCTAAAGCGCATAAAATATCCATCGAAAGCGTACATGACCTTGCAGGGTGGAATAACAAGATGTTCACCAAAGCGGAACTTATGCCCCACCAAATCCGCATCATCGGAATCAAGTGCGAACGGTTGCGGGACATTTCGGACGAGGATTGCATCAATGAGGGAATTTTTGTTAACGAGTATGTCGGCAAAGGCAAAAAATGCCATCATTACGGGTTCGATGGCTTTTTCAATGAGGCCGCAGGATGGTTTGCCCGAGGGTGGTATAACACTCAACGCGAAGCCTTCGCCATACTGATCGACAAGGTTTCTGGTCGCGGAACCTGGGAGCGCAATCCGTGGGTCGTGGTGTGCGAATTCGAACTTGTAAAATAGCAATGAGATGGCTTACTTTATAACAGAACCTTTAGCTGGCAGCGACGATGTAGTTGTGTCTGTTTATAAGAATACGGGAGAATATGTCGGGAATATCATTTACGACAGGTATAAATGGAGGATGTTGTCCGATGATGACAGAGATAACGTTATTCGAAGGTGTTTCGGCGATAAGAAGCGGAGTTTTTGAAATAGCGAGATTCTCGCAAAATCTCGAAAAAACTGTAAATATCTTTAAACACTTTAAAGAACTTGAAACATGGAAACGATTGAGGAAAGAGCACGAGAATACGCGAACCAATACCGACGAGATGTGCATGACTTGAAAGGAGAACGAGCCGATGCGGCCTTTGCGGCGTATTGTCAGGGGGCTGAAGATGAGCGTGAAGAGCTGGTCCGTTGGCATGACCCGAAAGAGGAGTTGCCGCCTATTGAAAAGGTTGTGTTAGTAAAACTCAACTTCGGAAGAGGTTATGCGTTAGCAGACCGGGGTGACGAGGGGTGGTGGTACGCCGATTCCGAAGAATGGGAAATATCGGATGAGCAAGTCATCGGCTGGCGCGAGATTCACGAATAGAGCTATGGATATTCTAACTCCACATGACGGCCTCACGAACGAGAAGATTTGCAAGGCGCAGATCGAAGCCGTCGAGAAGAAACAGAACGAATACAAACTGATCGGTCGTTTGACGAAGGTCCCCGGTCACACCCTTTACAAGTTCAATGCGACTACGCGGGAGGCTTCGAAAGCCGAAGTGCGAACCGAGATAACACGCCAATACGATCCTGATACGGATACGGTTATCCGCCATGTCAAATCGGACGTGAAGGTCGAAAAGGACTGCTACTACGAACAGGCGTTGAACATGAAGAACTTCATCAAGCGCCTGCGCCGCCGGGGGATCATCGGGGCGGACGAGAATGTGAAAATCGTAAAATGAGATCGTTATGAGAGAAATTAAATTCCGAGGCAAGCGCCTCGACAACGGGGAGTGGATATACGGTTCGTTATTGGTTAGTCATTTCAAAGACGATAAAAAAGAACGATATTTCATCACTCAATTTTCCGGTAATTACACTTTCGAACATGAGGTCGATCCCGCCACCGTCGGTCAGTACACGGGGCTGAAAGACAAGAACGGCAAGGAGATTTGCGAAGGGGATATACTTCTCGACGAATCAGGCACCTATGCCGTAGTT